GGTGTATTTGTTTTACTAGCTCTATTCTTAGATTCTTTTTCTAATACTATTTTATCACCTTTATGAGAAACATCCTTTCCATCATAATTTCCATATGTGCCTTTTTCATGATTTTCTCTGTTGTTATCAACTCTTCTAGCTATCTGACCCTTACGAGCATTGTATCTTTTTTGATATTCTAGTCTTTTTTTCCGTGCTTCCGGATTATCCCTGTAATATCTTGCCGTTCTGCCTAATGCCATCTATTTTGGTTATATTTACAAAGATATAAAATTAAATTTAATGAAATTTCCAAAGAAATCACCTACGTTTTACTCAGGTAAAATGCCTAAAAACGACTATTTAAAGTACTGGAAGGTTGTAAAACAATGGGCAAGAGCAAAATATAACTTAACTACAGCAGATATTGAAATGATGTTGTTTATTTACAGCGAAGGACTCTTTACTAAAGAAGAATTTAATGAATTTAACGAAATAATGTCATGGGATAAGAACAGATTCCATAAAATGGTCAGTGATAAATGGATAATAAAATGGCGAGAACGAAAAGGAAAAGAATCAACACTATATGAGCTTGGATTTAAAGGCAAAAGAGTGTGTAATTCTATCTATAGAAAACTAAACAAAGAGGAATCCATCTCCGAAGATCGAAAACGGAATCCTATGTTTAAACAAACCACCGAATACAGTAATAAAGTTTACCGTAAAATGATTAAAAAAATGAATCAAGAACGAAAAGATTTATCATAACACAACAACAACGTCGTTTTCAGTTATAATTGTAACTATGTTGTTATTTAAACTCATAGAGTGCCCTGCACGCTTATCATAGTAAATTTTATCGCCTTCTTTTACAGTAACAACATCCGTCCCTGGTATAATAACATCCCCTTTCTTATATCTTAACTGATTGCTGTCATCAGAAGTAAGAAGTATACCTGATTCGGTCTTAATCTTTTCCTTTATCTCTTCTATAACTATATACTTACCTATTGCTTTCATTTACGTTTCATTGTCATTATTGCGTTAGTACTTAGTATTGTTGTAGCAACACTTACAGCATTTTTTAATGCATTCTTTGTTACCTTCGCAGGGTCAATTATACCCATCTTGTACATATCACCATACTTATCGTTCTTTACATCGTAACCTTTGTTGACATAGTCCGATATATTTCGAATAACAGTCATCGGGTCTTTCCCGGCATTAACTAATATCTGTTCAAATGGTGAAAAAAACGATTTTCTAAGAACATCTGACCTTTTTCCAATCATTTTGTCAGCATATCTTAGTAATGCAACTCCTCCACCTGGTAATATCCCCTCTTCCATAGCAGATTTTACCGCACACACAGCATCATCAACTCTATCATATTTCTCTTTTTGCTCAATATCAGAGTTCGCTCCAACATATATCACACCTACTTTCCCCATCAAGAGAGATATGCGCTGATCAATAAAATCTCTCTCGTTTTTGTTAGAGTTCATATCTCTTTGCTCCTTTAACTCCTCTATTCTTTTTACTATATCTTCTGAATCTTGTTTACCTGTTACGATTGTAGACTCAGATTTACCTACAACAATCTTATCGGCACTCCCTAAATTATCCATGGTCAACATTCCTAAGTTGTCTCCTTGTGATTCACTAAAATATGTTGCTCCTGTCGCTAGAGCAATGTCACCTAGCAACTCATTAGTCTTGTAACCAAACGATGGTGGTATTATATTACAAAGCTTTAAATTATTCTGAACTACATTCGCAGCCAATGTATTGGTTACGTTGTTTGCGCAGTTCCCAATTATCAGTAAACTCTTCTTTTGATTTATAATAGGCTTAAGAATACACTCAATCTCTAGAATATTATTAATCTCCATGTCCGTTACCAAAATAAGTACATCATCTAAAATACACTCATCCTTTCGGTGATTATTAATAAACAACTTAGAAGAATATCCTCTGTCTATCTTAATTCCTTCCGTAATCTCACAATATGTTTTCTCCGTCTTACTATTCTCAACAGCAAGCTTACCGTCCTTACCTAAATCCCTGTACGCATTCGCTATCATCTTCCCCAAAAACTTATTGTTGTTCGCAGATATAGTAGCAACACTCTCCAAAGTTTTACCGGAAACTTTCTTTGATATTTTATCTAAATACTTAATCGCATCTTCACTATCTGTTTTTATATCCTTAATCAAATCATGAACATTAACATGAGGATTCTCCTCTAAGAAAATCATCCCATTCTTTATAATAGCCTCAGTTAAAACAATCGCAGTAGTCGTTCCATCACCAGCACTTAAAGCAGTCCTGTCAGCAGCCTCCTTCATTAACCCAACAGCCAAGTTAGATACAGGATCTTCTAAATCAAAGTTCTTAGCTACAGTAACGCCATCCTTAGTAATAGTCATTCCCTTAGTGTGGTTGGGTGACTCCATCATAACAGTATGACCTGATGGCCCTAATGTGCTTTTTACAGCTTTAGACATTGAAGTAATGCCATCTAACAACTTATCTCTACCCTCTTGATCAAAGTGTAATTCTTTTGGATTCATTTATTTAAATTTAATTTGTACAAATATAAACCTTTTTACAATATGAGCAATGTTAGAAATAAGGTGTCCTATATATATATAGGGCGTTTATATAATATATAATTTACTTTCCCTATAAAATAGAAAAAAAGTTAACATAGTTAACATAAGTATTAGTAATCAAGAAGTTAGGTTCTAAAAGCAATCATAAAGTCAGCATAAAGTCAGCATAAATTATTAGAACTCAGCATAAATAAAACAAAAAAAGAGGCAAACCATAGGCTCACCTCCAAAACACAAAATAACTCTGGGAAGAAAGTTAACTCTTTAGGAAATTTCTTATTTCTTTTTTACGTTCAGATAATTCTATACCATCTGCGATATCTTGAACTATCGTTCTTTGCTTATTATCTTTTCGCATTCTTGCAAATTTAGAAATACCAGTTTCATAGTAACTACTCCCACCAATCATCTCATGCTTATTACGACTTGATAAATGCTCTTGCATTATTGAATTCTTTATAGACATAACTTTATATTTAAACAGCTAAGATACAAAAAATAATATATCATATATCTAGAGTGTTTGGGTAATAATATAATATACGAGCTGATCAGCCCAGGAGAAGTGATCTTTTTTTTTGCTAGGGGGGGTAGATATAATTCTGTTTTTGTTGTAATTTTTTAGCTTTTTTACTTGCTCGCTCGCTTGCTCGCTTGCTTGCTTGCTCGCTTCCTTCCTTCCTTCATTCCTTCCTTGGTTAGTTAACAACATTAATAAAGGAGGTTACCTCTGCCCAATTTTTTTAAATACTATAACAAAACAAATACTTATAGCTACAAGGATACGATATCGTATCTTTTTTTTTAAATATTGAAAATCCGGAAAACACAGTAAAAGCTATCTCACTTATTATCAGCACTTTAACATAAAAAAATCGCAGCTAGTTTTGAAAGATCAAAAGATTATTTACATTTCTTGTGCATTTTATTTTTTTTATTGAAATATAAAAAGTACATTTGTATCGGGTTACAATCTGTACACCCTTTAAAAACTTTACAAGATGAGTACAAAAGCAACAATTAACACGAAAAAAGTAGTAGTAAAAAAGACTGCAAATGAGTTAGTTAAGATAGTTTTAACTGAAGCACAAAAGGAAGAAAGACGCAAAAAAAGAATCGCAAATCCTCAAAGTTCGCATTTGGCTAGTAATGTTAGAAAAGCTGAAAAACTAGAATTTAAATTTAATGCAAAAGCTAATTTAGTAGAGGCTAAAAGACTGCAAAACAAAGTTGACTTAAAAGACAGTGGTTACGAAAATTTAGCTGACTTATTGACTGCCAACAAAGTAATAAATGCTATTACCAAAAATTCAGAATTATTGATTTGTCTATAGATGCAGTGAGACAAAACAAAGACGGTAGTTTCTCAGTGTTTTTCTTTTCTCAATTAGCACAGTCTATAGTTAAATTACTAAAGCAAGATTTCAGCATAAAGACTGCATTAATACACAAAGTTAACCTTAAAAAAGCAAATGCAAAAAAATCTTAATTAGCAGCATTAAACGGGTGTTATTTGTATTCAAGTACAAAGTTAAAATTTCAATTTTTAGCACTCGCAAAATAGCCCGTAAAGGCTTTAAAATACAAGTTCTTTTCACTTTTCAAAATGCAATTAGTTTTTTTAGGCTTGACCATTAAAACGCTCGACAAAGTAGGCTTGACCACTTAACAGAATTGCAAGTGTAAACATATCGGAATACCTATTGTTGTTAGTTAGCAAGTAACCAACAAAGACTGAGTACCTACATTTTAATGTAAGCGAGAAAGGTCGGAAGTTGTAAAGGTATTGTTCGAGTCTGTAGCAAAAATCAATCCAAATGGAGAAGAACCATCTTGTTGTGATAGTAGCATTGTCTCTATCACTATAAGTACAAGATACCTGCGTAGCATTGTCTCGCACCAATCCATTAGATAACTAGAACGCATCAAAGATTGTGAGATGTAGTCCGAGCAAGGCAAAGCATTATAAACCGTTAAAATTATAGCTCGGGGCAACTACAATCCCTAGGGAAGCCAAACTCAACACGTAGACGTATATAGCAAATAAATAGCGTGTTAGAGGTAGAAAGAAAAGAGACATGGGGTTCGACTCCCTATGTCTTTTCTAATCAATAAATAAAACAATAGAAAATAATGGGAACAAGAAAGAGAATAATTCGTGTGCGAGTGGGAGAATTCGCCACGACAATTAAGTTAATACAAAAGAGAAATGAAGTGATTGAAGCGATCAGTAGAATAGAGGGATGCACCTGGGCTGAAGCCAAGAAGATACAGAAGTTCGAACAAGTAGAGAAAAGTATCAAGAAAGCAATGTTATTAATAAATAAAAACCATTAAGATGAGTAGAGACGAATTGATTAAAGAATTGTTTACAAAGTGGAACATAGATTTTGTAAGCACGACAGAAGAGTTCAACGGAGAGGCAGGTGGAGTTTGGTTGAGTGGTGAGGACAGCGTAGAGATGAAAGACGGATTAAATATGTTTGACTACTACACAGAGAACTATAGTAAATACACATTCGGGGTACATAACACTATGTACAAATGGTTAGGAGATAGAGGTTGGTTTGCAGAGTGGAACGATGCAGGAACAATAATGTTACACAAAGATTAATATATAAATTATGAAGAACACAATTACATCAACGGGTCTACACATTAAACACGTAAGTGTAGACGGAAGCAATACAAAAAGAGTAGAGGTGCTAACACGAAAGGAGTATCTGAAGAAGTCTATGAGAATGAGTACAAACCCCAGACCTAGTCTATTACGATTAAGTGTTTGGTTCTTAGCATCGGTAGGTATTATGCTATCTATAGCCTATATGTTAACGTGGGTAGTATTTTTTATAATTGAATTAAACAAACATTAAAAAGATGAAGACAACGACAAAAGAATACAAAACGAATATTCCTAAATTTTCTTTAATAAGAGAGAAAACAGATTTCAAAAAAATTAAAATAACAAAATCTTCAGACGCTGCAAATTATGCGTATTGTTTTTACGAAAATGATATCGATATTATTGAAAGTTTTTTCGTGTTGATGCTAAACAACGCAAACAATACAATTGGCTATGTTAAAATATCTCAAGGAGGAATCGCAGGTACTATAGTTGATGCTTTAGTTATCGCTAAATATGTTGTTCAATCAATGGCAAAATCTGTAATATTAGTACATAATCACCCAAGTGGAAAATTAGAACCAAGCCAAGCAGATAAAGAAATTACACAGAAAATAAAAAAGGGGTTACAATTTTTAGATGTTAGAGTATTAGACCATATAATACTAACACCTAAAGAAGATGAGTCTTTAAAATATTTTAGTTTTGGAGACGAGGGTATAATTTAATTAAACAAACATTAAAAATATGTATCAAGAAAAATTAAACAATTTAGAAAAACTAGTAAGAATTTTAGAACTTATAAATCAAGTGCAAAGCTACAATTTAAGAAATAGTAAGCACGTAAAATATGAAGACAACGACTTGGGTACTTCCTTTAGTCTGACTTTGTATTATAAGGAAAGGATAGAAATAAACAAGCTTATAATAGTTCGGTTAAAGAAATATTATAACAACACATTAAACAATTTAACAACCTTTAAAATATAATAAACTATGAATTATTTATACAAAAACCAGCCGGTCAATTTATTACATTACGGTTTTGATATTTGCATTATAGAATATAAAACAGGAAGACAAGAACTTGTGAGGCCTAGTGAAATTAAAGATTTAAGTACTAATGATTTTTTAAAACATAGAGATAGATATATAATAACTAAGATATGAACGAGCTAATATACGAGGGTTTAAAAATAGAATATAACGGATACACACTAAGTGGCTTATATTCTTACACTATAAAAAATACAGGGGATACAATATACCTTTCTGAAACAAAAATAAAACAATTAACAATTAAATAAATAAGATATGGAAACAATAAAAGAATATATAAAACAAAACTATTGCGAGCGTTACGACATAGATAATTGCATAAAAGAAAACATAACAGTTGATATATGCGAAAATGGTGATGTTGTGTACAATGGAATGGAAATAATAAAAACGGGAATAAGAACAAACAACTAAACTAATAAAGATATGAACAACACATACGTACACGAATTGCTTTCTATATGGTCTGAGAATGGAGAAGTACATTTACACACAGAAAAAGACACAATAGTATTTAACGCAAGGAATCTTTTGCCAGACTTAGACACTATACTAAGTATGACAATTAAAGAGGTAGACAAAGAGAATAAGGAACTAAAGAATAGGCTAAAAGAAACAATTAAACAACTAAATAAATAATTATGAACAAATCCTTTAAAGTATTCATTAGTATAATGGCAATATCGTTTGCTTTATTAATATTAATAAGCCTGGTCTCATGTGGTACAGTTAGATGTACGACCAAGGCATCAAACACTAATACAATTTCGAGACTATGACAACATCCTTGTAAAAGGATGAGTGTGAACGAAGGAGTGAACAAAGGGATAAGCCGACACCCTAAACAGTAGGCACAACTTAATTTAATTATAATGAAAACAACAGATGAAAAACACTCGGCAAGGTTTGAGAAAATCTTGAAAGGAAAGAAAGTAGACTCTTGCAGATACATGACAAGAGATG